AAAGGGAATGAGAGAACCTGTCGAAGGAGGATAATAATTTGTTAGATCTTTTCCTTCAGGAAGATTATATTGAAGAACACCATCATATTGTTGATCTTCTTTTTCGTATTTGACATCTTTTGTTTGTTCATATAAAAGCTTGTCTTCATCCGACATTCCATTATCTGTCGTCATCGATATTCTCTTGATATTTTTCTCTTATTAAATGTTGTATTCTTTTTGCAGCAGTAAATCTTGCTAAAGGAATTTTAGTATTTTCAAAGATATGAACTGCTTTATTTACTTCATCAATATAAGTTTGAGTAGTTGCATCTACTTGAGGTAAAGGAGCAGGATCTCCCATTCCAAAAGGTAATCCACTACTAGCAATATTTCCTTGAGTTGGAGAATTTGATAAATACTCTCCTACACTTCCTAAACCTAAAGTTTGTGGTTGAGGTTGGGCAACAATATTAGGATTAGGTTTTGCTGGTGCCTCTCCTTCAAATCCTAAAGAAACACCACCAGCTGCTGCTAAATCTTCTATCGGTCCTTTACTGGAACCAAGTCCTACATCTGTAATTTGTGAAGGTCCTGCCATTTTAACCTCCTATTCCTAATGCTCCTAAAGAAGGTAAACTTGCTGCTTCAGGTGGTAATCCTCCTTCAGCAGGCATACCTCCAGGCATACCTCCAGGCATACCAGGTTGTTCTTGCCCTTGTTTTAAATTTTCCATCAACTCATCAACTATCTCATTCAAATCTTTGTTTTCTTTACCCATAGATTGAAGTAGTTGAGCAGCTACATCTATATTACCTTGTGCAGCCTGTTGATAAATTCCTTCCATTAAGGAATCAGTTACTCTCTGTCTTACTATTCTGACTTCTTCTCTTGTTGGATCTTCTAAGAAATCCATTTCGTCTCTAGCAGTTTCTCTTGAAATTAAATTTTGTTGTAAGTTCATAGAAAGTCTCATCTCTCTATTAGCAGGATCTGTTCCTGCACCTATACCATACCTAACATTATTTTCATAATGCCCTGCAATATCTCTTGAAGGGATAAATATTTCTGGTTTCTTTTTATCTGCAGCATCTCCGTGAATTGTTTTCTCTCCGTCACAGTACTTCTCATCGAAAGCTAGAAGTATCTCAGTTCCTTTTTCTAAGAAACTTTCAAATTGTTTATGAGCTAAAGCAAGTCGAGCATCAATTTGTCCCATTGAAGCTTGGATACCACTAGCAGAAACAATACTTGCTCCTGGATCACCACTAAGTTGACCAGGGAAAGATGCTTGAGAACGAGCTTCAGAAGCTAATCTTCCTATTAAATCCTTAGCATCAAAATGAGAACGAGATTGCATTCTCTCCATTCTGGCATCAGGACTTCTTCCGTGTATCACAGCTCCAGGACCGAAGTCATCTGGATTCATAACATCATATTCGAACACTGGTGGGTAGACCTCTTCTTCAGAACTTGTTATTGTAAGAGTCATTAACCTATGCATTGTCCTTAGTATGTGTCGTGTCTGATCAAAAATTCCTCTCGGTTGACCATCGAAAGATGGAACTGAGACTTCAACAACAGGAACTTTACCAAGCTTATTTTCTTCTTCAGTTAAAATAATACCTGTTCTTTTCTGCATTCCTTTTCTTGAAGCATCAGCAATCATATGAACATATCTATCTGGGAAAAACCAGAACCATTCCTCAACCTCTGTAATCTTTGGATCAAGAACTCCTCTAGCAACTGGATATTGTTTTAAGATAACATCAGTAGAAACTCTCTTAGCTATTAAAAGCTCTATGATATTTCCTTTAGTATCTTTAATCGGATAACAATATCTAGGATCTAATCTCTGAAAGTAGGGGTCTCTATCTTTTGCATCTTTTGAAAAATCTGCCCAGACACCGCAGTACGCAGCGCCAGCTCCAGCATAATCTCCCCACCATTGAGCCATCAATTCATTGATGTTAGAACCTGACCATAGTTCGTGAACTCGTCTTTGTCTTTTTCTAGCAGCTCTTTCGCCACCTTTTAAATCTTTATTTACAGGGACAGGGATTCTAACTGATGGAATTACTGCTCCACCAATAGCAGACCAGTGATGTATTCCCATCTCTATAATATTTGCTACGGAAGGTGCTTCAGCAGTAGCAGTTAAATTCTGCCAGAGCATATGCCACTCTCCATTAACAATGGAGGTTACTTCTTTGACTCTGCCTTTCCATTCACTATGGGTTTCAATTAATTGATTTCTTCTATCCCAAAAACCCTGCGCTGGAGACAAATTCCTAGAACCTGAATTAGCAGACTCTAAGGGTGTTCCAAAATTTAATTCTCTACTCATTTTTTCCTTGCGAACATTCTATCCCTAATAATAGGCGGAATATTCCGTCTTGACACGACTTTTCCTAAATCTATGCTAAAAACGGACGAACTTTTACATTCGCCATTTGCGACCCAAAAAGCTATCAAAGCATCCTGCTCTTTAGCCCAAGGGAATACTAGCATATCATCCATCAAAGGTTCAAGCTTTTGCTTATCAGAAATAGTAGCAGAAGGAAAAGCCACAAGTCCACTATAGAACAAAGCTTGCATAGCACCTATGCCATACTCTTCGTCCCACTTAGAACCTCTCTTGCTTCCAATACCAATAGTTTTATGTTCAACCATTCTTGTTCCTGCCCAGTTAGCTCTGTTCCTTACAGTCTCATCACCTAAGAGAGTAGGAGCAAAGTTTGTTTCAATTACTGAGTACGCAACTCGGTGATCTTTATACTTCTCCCAAAATTCATATAGTAATTTATTTCTAACTCCTGTAGCACCAAGTCTATGTCCGACAAAAATATCTACAACAGTTCGTACACCTGACTCTGGATTGTACGCCAAAAGTACAGAGGCAGCTCTACCTGTTGTTGCTGGGTCAACTCCTAAGACTAAAATCTCGTCAGGAAAAACCTGACCGATAGTTCTATTGGCACCTAGCTCTAAAGCGTTGTCAATAAGCTCTTGTTTAAAAATTGCTTCTTCATGCTGTACATCTTCTTGTTGGTACACAAGTTTCCATCTCAGAGGATCTCTAGAGCAAATCTCATCTCTAATATCTCTTAGTCCAGGGATAAAAATTTCTGTATCAATTGAAGGGTCGTACTCCCATTTACCATCTAGTGACCAATACTCTTTCCAATTAGGTTTCTCTGTATCAGTATGCTCTTCTAAAATCGCAGGTATCGATACGCTACGAAAAATTTTATGGTCTTTCCAAGACTCTTTCCATTGTCCATAGTTATCTAATGGGTGAATCCTAGTTCCATTTACTAAGGTCTGACCTCTCTGGGCCCTTGACCTTGCCTCCTGGGTAAACCATTCGTCAATTCTTCTTCTTCTAACATCTGTTTGTTGGTTCTCTAGAGTTAAAGCGTCATCAAGAATTAATAAATCCAAACGAGCACCATAAATCTGCTTACCTACAGATAGAGCTTGTAAGGTTGGATCTCTCTCACCTGACTCTCTCTGTCGAATTGTAATCTGATCTTTAGACCAACTGAACCCATCAGACTTCTGAGATTTAAATCCATTGAAATCTTCTATGAGATTCCTCTCACAGTCTTTGTATAGATGCGGGTCAGTTAAATATCTTTTAATTCTTCCGAGTAAGTCTTGTGCCTTTTCCCCAGACTTCGTAACCAGGGCAATTCGAATGTCTGGGTTTTGGCACATTTTGTATACAGGATACCATAAAGCAGAAAGCGTTGACTTTCCAGATTCAGGGTGTCCTAAAACTAATACTAACCTTCCCTTCGGATCAGCGAGGCAATCTTCAATCTCTTTCTGATGCGGCGCAAACTCAACGTTAAAATATAACTTGCAGAATTCGGAAAAATCCATCTGCGATAAATCTGGGTAGGAATCTTTAACAGAATCTCCACTTCGTATCTCACGTGCTTCAGCGGCCCAATCTGGGTGTCTTTGGGAATTTTCCTCCCACCACTTTCTCGTGACACCAATACGCTTACACGCTTCGGAATATGTAAGCCCATATCTAATACATTCCAAGAAACATTCCATAGCCCAAGCTTTCCAGAGAGATGTACCCTTTTTGGCTGGTGGCGGAGGGAGATAAATTTCGACATCTTTATCAAAGGTTTGTATTTCATTATTGGCTCCAAAAATTTGTGCCTGTACTTTAGCCCTATCAGAAAGAAGGTCTGCTTTGGACCTCTTGGGTCTCCCTGCTTTCACTTCTTTTGACATAAACTTACTATACTATATATTTCCTCTATTACAGTCATAACATAATCCTGAAGTTCCATCTAAAGGAACCATCTCTTTACACTGTCTACAGTACCAACTTGGTTCTTTACTCGTCATCATCCTCCAATAACTTGCCTTGTTCTCTCTTGGGAAGAGGCCTGTCGCCCTCTTTTTCTATAATATCCCAACCTTCTTTAGTTACAAAGTATTGTTTTGACCTACCTTCGCCTTCCTGTCCCACAAGTTCATCTCTAATTAGCTGGGCTTTAGGTCGTTCAAATTTTCCACCCTCTAGATTTGCAGCTTCTCTCCAGGACTTATTAAAGAATTTCTCACCTCTATGGGTCGTAATATCGCCCAAAGCCTTAAGTAAGGTGAAGTCTCTAGCTTTAACTCCCTGTTGATAAGCAGTAAGGTACGCAGAACCTGATTCCATATCAGCACTAAGTACCATAGACCATGGTTTAAATGGTTCAGCATCCTTTTGTTTAGTACAGGTCATTTCGATAAAAGCATCCCCACTAGCAGTTAACTGTATGGTTGTATCCGCAGAAGCCCTTATAACAGATGAACCTCTCATGGATTCTCCCGATTTTGTGTCGTGGTGCACTGCTAGAATGGCAGCACCAAAATTTTGTCTAAGTGTATCTACCATACCTACCACTTGGCCCATATCTTGTTGTAGGTTTTCATTCGCACCTACCGTACATCTCTGTAATGTATCAAAGACTATAAGGCCAGGATTTATGGCTGCTACTAGATCTAAAAAATCTAATTGTTCCTGTGTAGGTACTTTTCCTACAGGAGCGAATAAGGGTACAGCGCTCGTGTAATAGAAGACAGGGGGAAACGTGGAGGCGTTCCTCTTATTCTTCCAGGCGGTTACACGAGCACCTAAGTACCCTATTCCTTCAGCTAATACGTACAGTACGGTCTTTTTTTCGGTTTCCCTACCAAACCATGACCAACCATTAGCTATAGTATTTGCCCAATCTAAAGATAAGAAAGTCTTACCAACACCTGCATCACTATGCAGAACTGTAAATCCCTCTTCCATGATAAAATCTTCAATTAACCATTTAGGTGGTTTCAATTTTGTGACATCAGCTCCCTTGATTGCCTTTAAGGGTTTATAGCCGTCTTGCCTTCTATGATGTTTTAATAAAAGTTCTAATTTGTCTGGTTGTAACATTTTGCCTCCACTTGTTATTACATGTTAGTCAGAAAAAAGAGTTGGGGGCTTATTTCCAACTCTTTTCTCAAAGGGGGAAATTAATGAAAACCATTAACTTCTTAATGCAACTATACAGTAGGTACGTTTTTAGTCCAACTGCTTTTGGACTAAGTGGACTAAAAAGTTAGTCCAGATTAGGTTGGACTAACTTTCACAATTAGGAATTGAATGTATCGAATAAACCAATGATTAGTACGGTTTTTAGAACGCCAGAGTTAGTCCACTTATGTCCACCCTTTAGGGTGGACTAAGGGACTAAAGGGATAGGTTAATTCAAGGGGGTATATATTAAATAAGCCAATATATAGCTATATATTAGCGTTTATATAGGTTTTTTATCTAAATGTAAGGGTTTTCGCAAAATTAATGTGGGGACTTTCTATAAGGGAGGGAATGGGCTTCTTATGTT